ATCTGAACTATCCCACTGTTCCGATCTACCAATACCAATATAATATCTAGCAGTAGCATTGGCAAATTGATCATAAAATTGCCTTGCCAATAAAGCTTTAAGTGAATCAGTTACAATTGCTGGCATGATTTATTCCTTAACTTTCTAATGCTCTTAATATTACGGAGTGATTTTCGGTTGTCATCCCGGTGTCATTTGTGATATTACAATGGATTTTATCCCCTGCATTATATGATATATTTAATGTTTCATTTAAGAATACATTTCCTGCACTGGTCACTTCAACAGATACTCCTGTCTGATAAGAATTATTTTTATAAATTGCAATTGAATGTGTTAAACTACCACCAGAATGTGAGGATGCTTCAGCAGACATTGTAATGTTACTTAATATACCAGCAACTGGTAAAACAACACCTTGTGGTGAATTTGATCCATCCGGGCCCAATAAACGAGAAGCTATTGCCCCACCGACGTGTTGGGCATCTAATCCAAATTGCCAATAAACTGGTTTATTATAAGTACCAGCAACCACATTTCTATCTAGTGCAAACCATCCATCACTATCCTTAAATTCAAATGTATGATCTGTTTTATTGTAATGAATAGCACCATTTGTTGCACCAGAGGTATTTCTGCTTGAAGTTGTATTATTACCCAAGTGGAACCAACCAGTATTACCCCAGCCGGCGAAAATAGTATTTGCAGAATCACCAACATATATGTAACCGTTAGTACCTGCCGTAAATATAGGCGCGCCATCGATGGTTTCAAATCTTACATCTTTACCACCTGCAGGTCTAATTCTAAGATGATCCGATGAAGATTGAATTACATTCGATCCAAGATCCATAGAATTGGCTACAACAATTTCAGCATTAATAGGAACACCAAAATTGATATTAGAACCATCATTAGTAATTGTTGTATTACCTAGGAAAATTGTACTACCCGAAAGGTGTAAATCTTTCCATTTATTAGTTGGAGAACCAAGATCATATGTACTGTCAGCAGCTGGAATTAGATCTTGTGCAATATTACCAAATGCTTGACTGATATCTGAATCTGTACGAGATTTGGTATAATATAAATTGGCACCTTCGGTCAAATCAGCAGTTGTTTTAGTTCCAAAATTAGAATCAACTCTTGCATCTGTATAATATAAATTGGCCGGATTTTCAGTAACATCACCTGTATTTAATGCTGCTTGGTTTGATAATAGAAAATCAATATCATATCTATTTGCAGTGATGTCACTATCATGATCAGCTCTCAGTACGTTTACAGCACTATCAATATATGGTTGGAATTCACCAGGAGTTCCAAATACTTGTCTAGCTTGAACATATGCACTATCAACCGCGGCTAGTAATTCAGCAGAGTCAATTGTAATTGCAACAGCTCTAGCAGAATCAATAGAATTAGCATAAATTAATTGTAGGATTTCATTTTCATCTTTTAATTCATAACCAGAATTTTTGATATTCAAGATATAATTTCGGTTAATAATTCTACCAATATCATCTACAAAAGCAACTTCGCCACTACTATCTCTTAAGGTAATTGTATTGATTTGTGTTGGATCTTCTGGAACCAATCTTGTTGCAGTACCAAATGAATCCTGTGTAGACCCATCAAACATAATACCATAATAACCATAACCAATACCGTTAGCAACTGCAACACCAGTTGTTGCAAGTGAAATGTTATCAACAGCTGAATACAGTTCCTGGAAGTTATCATTAATTTTGGTAGCGCCTGTTCTTAAATCATCACCAGCGCCGTCATTCGCGTATGAACCAGTATTAATAATTTTTCTAGCCATTTTATATCCTACAGTAGAGTTACTCTATATTTATAATGTTTTTAACAAATTATGATTTAATAATTAATGGAATATATCCAGAAGCCACATAATTTCCTGGGCCTGAAACATAAGAAGCATATGTTTCAAATTCTGCCTGATCCAGTTTTTCATATGTATTATCAAAAGTAAGGCCTGTTCCATTCGAATCAAATGCACTTGACCAATGTATACCATAATCTGTAAGTTCCTTTAGATTCTTATATGCAGAACCCAAATTGGCAAGTGAAGTATAAACTCTATTACCAACACTTGCAGCAACTGCAGAATCAGTAAAGTGTTCTAATAGTCTATATGGATTTGTTCTAAATTGTGGTATGTTAATGTGACCACTACCAGAAACATAACTACCAATCCAATGATTATTTAGGTGACTTGCTTCACCAGCACCAAGCTGATTATCTAATATAGCAGTTTCCGTAACAAATTTAATATTTTTAAATGGATCTGGAACAGATTCGTCTACGGTAATTTCGATTGGATCGGGAATACCTTCCAATACAACTTTACCGGAAAGATAAAATCCAGATGGATGCACAAATTTTCTATATAATTCTTCCCAAAAAGCAAATGAAATTGGAGATTTAATTAAAACGGAAAATATTTGATTTATGGCACCATCTTGTGTAATATATCCATCATCTGTACCAATTGTCGAAGAACCTATTGTAAATAATTTATCTTTAGGATAAACGACTTCAACGTTTTCATTAAAAAATGCTCTAAAGAAACCTTCTGCAGAAAAAATAGTACCTTTTACTCTAAAAAAATTACCAAAGTTTCTAATTGCTTCTCTTGGCTTTTGAACTTTATCACTTGAAATACCAAGGGCAAGTTCATTAAATAAAAGATCTAATTTTTCTAAATCTGTATCTTCAAAATCTCTAATAGTTTGCAGTTCATTAATGATACCACCTGGCATTTCATCTGAATCCAAATTATCATAATAACCTTCCAAAAATGAAATTAAATTTGGATAATCGGTTTGATAATATTCAGGGAGTACTTCTTGAATTGAACTTTTTCTAAAATTCACACCAAGACGGTTGTAATCTCTTAATGTTTCACTATTAGACATCTATTTCCAACGTTGTTGTTTGACGATCAATAATTGCAGTTGATGATGATTTTGATGCATCAATAGAAAACACATAATTTCTTAAAGGCTTTATTGTTGCTTCGTTCTCTGGTTTTACAGATAATTTAATATAGTTAACACCAAACAATAATCTTTGAGGTTTAAAGCCAATAATATTTACAATTCCAGTTGTAGGATTATATTCACCTACGTTATCTGCTAAAACATTTCCATCTAGATCATATATTTGCAATGTTCTGCTATTTAATTTATTTCTTAATTGACCAACTACACCACCATATTCAAACGTAGTAGATACAACTGTGTTTTCAATATCATCTGGTACAGCAATCCTCATTGGGAATTTAAGTTCATGTTGAGTGGAAACATTTAATGTAGGAATAAATCTTAGTTGTGCTTTTACTTCAACTCTAGATGATAAAATTGCTGGCGATAAAGAATCTATTTCACTTGCAATTACTGACCTACGATATACAGAATCGAATTTATTTAGATTTGTAGTTAAATATGAATTTTGGAAATTATATACTTGTGTTTCAGTTGCCTGAACAGTATCGCCAGTTAATGCTGGATCAAAATTAAATTCGGTATTTAATTCAAGAAATACATTAATTGGGTCTATAAATTCTGTTTTAATAGACATAACAGAAAGATTGGAAGTAAAGTTTGTTACAATACTATTTTTAATTGCAGTTTGTGTTGAAACTGGAGTTCCACTTGCAAATTTTAATGAAACAAAAACTTTACCATAATCAACTGGTATATTTTGATCACCACTCCAAACCGCAACATCTTCTACATCTGTGTAATTACTTTGAATAATTGCTTTATAATCTAGTGATGTTACAAGTCTTTGTTGTGATGCATATGCATATGGAGCCAACTGTTTAATGGATTCCATTGATTGTTTATTAGCACCGCCCGTAGCTACTGCTACGGTCGTAGTGGCAATATTATAGTTAATTCCACTTACAGTTAATTGGTTTGATGGAATGAAACCACTAGCAGTATTTGCAGCTGGCCCTTTTGTTGAAAGATATGTTACAACAATTTTATTACCGGCATCTGGTGATTTACCAAATGAAATACCATCACCAAAGTTTAATTCATAATATCCATTTGGTACTTCTTTAATTGCAAATAAAGTTGAGTTTTCGTTGACTTGTACAGCATCTTTAATAGGAGAATAATTAACAAAATTGGAAGATGATGCATTATCATATACTCTTACAACAGCTGTATTTTTATCTATATTTACATCTGGTATAACATAAATTTGTCTTTCAGATTTATCCGGTGCAAAAAATGTTTTAGTTTTTTGAGTACCTTCATAAATTGGAATATCATATGAACCATTTGCAGTTGTAAATCTATAAATACCCGCTCCAACATCCTTAGCAATATAGCTTTCAATTGTTCTAAAGGTATAAGTGGTACCGTCTACTTGTGCAGTAAATGAAGTTCCAGCAGGTAATGATATTGCTGCAGGTCTATTTACAACACCACTTAAATTAACTGATAAATTTACTAATCCTTTTGCAGCAGTCCTTGATCTAATATCATAACCTAAATTTTCAGCATGCGAAACAACCGAACTTCTTAATTGTGCTGTATTAAGAAATGATTCATTAATACTAAAATTGGCTGTTAATGCATTCAAGTGTGTATTATAAGCTAATACATCTAAAATATTTGATAACCCAGAGGCTTCAAAATCGTAATCTGTCCATTCCGGTTTTTGTCTCAGATAAGTTTTTAACTTATTTTTAATCTGTTCAAAATCTAGATCAGATGCATTGACGTGTACCATTTATCTAAGCCTCGTTAGGTTTATGTCTATAGTTACCGTTTCTCCAATATTAACTACTTCAAATGTAATTGAAGCACTTAATTGGTTTCTGTCGGATATAGTTTTAATATCTATATTTAATACTTTAGCTCTTGGTTCGTGTAATTCAATGGTATTATAAATTCTATCAGATAAATCTCTAGCATCATATTCTGTATCTAATTCAAAAAGAGCAGTTCCTAAATTCCCACCAAATGATGGATTAAAAGGTTTTTCGGCTTCACCAGTCATTAAAAGATTTTTAACAGCCTGTTTAACAGCAGCTGCTTGTGTTTTCTTATATAAATCACCAGAAGGCTTTTCAATAAAAGCAAGATCTATATCATTATATGATCTACCTCTAGCTCCTACTAAAGTAGCGCTATTTTGATTTCCATCCTCAATTGAAAAAGCTTTAGCCATTTTTTATCCCTGTCACTATTTATTCAAAATCTCAACCAATTCACCATTGGTCTGAACATTATTATTATACATTGTTTGAATTTCGTTTTTATACGTTACAGTCCAGGCAGGGATAATTTCAGGCATAATAATAATAAGTTGTGTTACAATGGATCTATCTGGATTATATGAGTCGTATGATAAAATCATTTTTTCAAATTCTAAATTATCTTTTAAATATACTGCCAGATCAAATGTTT